CATTGGTTCTCTCCTTATTGCATTGATAGAACGGCGGTGACATCCGAACACCAGATGCCATCTTGCGGTAGGTTGAATTGGTCACGCTCTTCACCAGTGAAGAAGGTTGCCTGATCGTAGTCGGTCCAGCCAAACTTGTTGGACCAGAAGACAGGTTCATCGCCACTCATTGACGGCTTATGTGCGATCACAAAGTTAATCATTGGTTCTCTCCTCTATCTTGATTGCCTTGCGCCATTTGTAGATGGACGCGATTGATACATTCATTTTCTCTGCGGCTTTTTCAGTTCCGATTTGCTTTGACAATCGAACCGCTTCGAGTCTCGTCGTGTCGTCCAGCCCGTAGTCCGGGTGGTATGGTGAGCGTTCCATGTGTGATCCTCCCGGTCAGTGGCTCAGGGTGTGAGCCAAAGACCTCCGAACAGAATGGCGAACAGTAGGACTGATCCGATTGCAGCGTCGATGATGTCACGTTTCATAGCTATCTCCAGCGTTGTGAAATGGGGGGCCGAAGCCCCCCGTGAGGGGCCTCAGGATGCGAGGCCAAACTTGGCGAGGCGGCTGTCGATGCCGTGGCCAGTTGCGACGTGGGTGCGCTTGGGACGTGCGGTCCACTCTTCGCCAGCGAGGAGGAAGTACACTCCCTTGTCGGCGGCATGACGCTCTTCGAGGATGGCAAGCTCGGCTTCCATCTGCTCATAGCGGTCAAGCAGGCGTTCCAGTTTGACATCGGTGATCTCTTGTCCACGCTGGGGCAGAAGGTCTTTGATCTCAGCGGCAAGGTCGCCCATCTGTCCCGTGCCAGTACGCTTCCACATGAGGCTATTGTAGCTGGTGAAGCAGGCATCCCGTGCCATGGAGATTTCAAGGTATTCGTTACCGTTATGGTATTTGATGACGGCGAGTTTCAGATCGACAAGGTTGGTTTGCTTAGTCATGTCTAGGTCTCCTGTTTGTTGGCGAGGACCACCCTCGCCATGAGTGCAAGACGCACCTGCGAGTAACCGACGAAGGAGGCTTGCAGTTCGCAAGCGTAATCCCCCAAAGGCGGATGTGTTCGAGGGCGCAACGGAGACGCACAGACCAACAGCAACTGTGCAAAAGGATTATGCTTGCGAACTGTTACCGCTGGTGCGACGCCAGCATGAAGGGCGAGGTGGCCACAGCAGAACAGGAGACCGCCAGACGCGCTGAGCAAACCAACCTTGGAGCGTCTGACACTGGCCCTTTTAGTATGCCTTATCACGTTTAGCTGTAACAATCGACCAAAGCAGGGTTTGTGCGTTGACAGCCCTTTAGCAGAGGTGGCTTATGGGGGGGACATAGGGGGGGCTGACATGGTAGGTAAAGCACCTGCAACGAAGGACAGGTTGACCACGAAGCAAAGGGCGCTGGTTGAAGCGTATGTTGCAAACGGTGGAAACCTGACGAAAGCCGCAGAAGAAGCAGGATACGCTGAGGGCAACAGCGGAAGAGTGACTGCGTGGAAGGCGATGAAGACCGCCCATGTGCAGCAGTACCTGATGCAGCAGACAGCAGCGGCGTTCAGTACACATGCAGCGATGGCTGTACACAAGGTCGCTAGCCTAGCGCAGAAGGCCAAGAGCGAGTATGTACAGCTCGAAGCGAGTAAGGACATATTGGATCGTGCTGGGTTCAAGCCGATAGACAGAGCGCAGGTACAAGTCGCTGGTGACATCAGGGTTCAGATAGACCTGGGCTAGTCGATAAAAAAGTCCCTGCGATTACAGTGTGATAGTAGGGGGTGGGGGAAAAAGTGAGAGACACAAGGTTACATATAGTCCCTCACTCGTATTTTTTCCCAAAAAGGTTCGCTATCAAAGAGGTGAGCGATGAGAGTTGGAGTGATGATTGGTTCGAGGTTCAAGGACAAGGTTCCTGAGCGACAGCCTTTTGGTGATCTCTCTATGGCTAAGAAGGGGATTGGTTATGAAGACTCCGGCGTGGCAGAGGAAGGCGGGGCAGAATCCGGCAGGCGGGTTAAACGCCGCAGGAAGAGCCAGCTACAAGGCGGAGACGGGGGGAACGTTGAAGGCTCCGGTGAAGTCGGGGGACAATCCGAGACGGGCATCGTTCCTAGCGAGGATGGGGTCGATGCCGGGGCCGGAGAAGGATGAGAAGGGAAGGCCGACGCGGTTGCTTCTAAGCTTGAAGGCTTGGGGAGCTAGCAGCAAGGCTGATGCGAAATCGAAGGCGCGGGCGATTAGTGCGCGGCTCAAAGCGAAGAAGGATTAGGGCTATGTGCTTTGGTGGCGCGGCTTTGCCGAAGGTTGAGAGCAACTATGAGAAGCCGGACTATGGTCCGTTGCCTTCTTTGGATATGGGGACCAAGGTTCAGCGGTCTGGTCCTCAGTATCAGACGCGGAAGACTGGACAGGCGCAACGTAGCCTCTTGATGCCGATGGGGATGAACAATGGCTGATTCAATGAAGGTTGGTGGCGGTGGCCGCTACAAGAAGCTGGTGAAGGACTTGGCGTCCAAGGGCGCGAAAGACCCGAAGTCGCTGGCCGCGTATATTGGCCGCAAGAAGTATGGCAAAGAGAAGTTCCAAGAGATGGCAGCTAAAGGTAGAAAGGAGAAGTAAGATGGCGGATGGTGAGAAAAAGCCGCTTGTTTTGCGGAACAGAATTTTAAAACCTGTTGAAAGACGGGCGTTAAAGAACCTAATGGGTCAGGTAGAAAAGCTTGAAAAGCTAACTGAGGATGGCCCAGACCCTTCTGAGGGTGGCGATCCCTACTCTAAGCGAAGAACTACATATGCGGCTATGAGAGCCGAGCTAAGAGACAAGAAGAAAGCTATCAAGGATATACAAGATGGCGCTCTTGCTAAGGGAAAAGCATCTCCTCCAAGCAAGACAGTTATGAAGGCTGTCAAGAAAAGCACAAGTCTTCTTAAGACTGGTGGCTCTGCTCCCTCTGGAAGAAGTGGTTTGAGGGCAGCAGTTGATCGCTTTAATGAACTGTTTCAGCAGAACTGAGCATGAGCTTTATCAGCACGATTACCAGTCAAGACCTGACCCTTCTTCGCGGCATCGTGAGGAAGGTTCATCTTCGTTACGTTCCGAAGGAACATGCGAATGACAAAGAGTGCGACAAGCTGATTGAAAGCTTGGGGCCTGAGATTGTGGAGCGGATGATTCGGTTCGGGGTGGACAAGGGACTTCGATGATCGACTTCAAGTATAAGCCTGATGGTGAGGTGCTGAAGGACTTCATGAAGGACGACACCTTCTTTCGCGGCATCCGTGGTCCTGTCGGTTCAGGCAAGTCGGTCGGCTGTTGCGTTGAGGTTTTTCGTCGCGCCTTAATGCAGTCGAAGGGGCCGGATGGTAAGCGCAAGAGCCGCTGGGCCATCATCCGAAACACCAACCCACAGCTTAGAACGACGACGATCAAGACTTGGCTGGACTGGTTTCCCGAGAATGATTGGGGCAAGTTTACTTGGTCAGTGCCTTACACGCACATGATTAAGAAGGGTGACTTGGAGCTTGAGGTAATCTTCCTCGCTCTTGATAGACCCGAAGATGTGAAGAAGTTGCTGTCGCTGGAACTCACTGGCATCTGGATCAACGAGGCTAGGGAGATTCCCAAGAGCATCATTGATGCTTGTACCATGCGCGTGGGTCGCTACCCTTCTATGCGTGATGGTGGCCCTAGCTGGACTGGCGTTATCGCAGATACCAACGCGCCGGAAGAGGATCACTGGTGGCCGATCATGTCTGGTGAGGTTCCGATCCCAGACCACATTCCCAAAGAGCAGGCCAAGATGCTGGTGAAGCCAAGCAACTGGCGCTTCTTTACCCAGCCTGCCGGGATGGTTGAGGTCAAGAATGATAGCGGCGACATTGAGAAGTACGAGCCAAACGCAAAGGCTGAGAACCGCAAGAACATGATGCAGTCGTATTACCCAAACTTGATTCAGGGTAAGACCAAAAGCTGGATCGATGTCTATGTGATGAACCGCCTTGGCACCATTCAGGATGGAAAGCCAGTGTATCCCATGTTTGCCACAGAGGCTCACGTTGCTCAGGAAGAGATTCCGATTGCGGCGGGCCAGCCTGTCTATGTTGGATTGGACTTTGGCCTTACGCCTGCGGCTGCAATTGGCCAGAAGGTCAGAGGTCGGTGGCTGATTCAGTCTGAGATTGTCGCTATTGATATGGGGATCGTCAGGTTTGCTGAGGTTCTACGTAACGAACTGGCAACTAGATTTGCGGCGGCTGGCGAAACTATCATCTATGGCGATCCGGCTGGTGACTTTAGAGCGCAGACCGATGAATCAACGCCGTTCCACATTTTAAGGGGCGCTGGGCTGCGGGCCTTTCCTACGCACTCCAACTCGCCAGACCTGCGGATTGAAGCCGTTTCTTCTCAGCTTACCAAGATGGTTGAAGGCAAGCCTGCGTTTCTCTTGGATCGGCGCTGCACCACTATTATCAAGGGCTTTGAAGGCGGCTATTCTTACAAGCGCATGGAAGTTTCTGGTGAGCGGTATGCCGACAAGCCAGAGAAGAACATGTTCAGCCACGTCCATGACGCCTTGCAGTACCTTCTTCTCGGCGCTGGCGAGGGACGAGCCTTGATGAAT